TCCAAGCAAGATAGTTCACACACAGCTGCTTTTCTTTACGCATTCATTTTGATCGCTCGTGATGCAGGACTGGACGAAGACAGTCTGCTATTCTATCTGGCATATTCCAGGAAGTATCATTTCAGATCCAGGGGTGCGGATGCAACTCGTTCGTCGGTGTCTTACAATCTAGGATCTGGCGATCCGTTCACGTTGATAAGAAATGACGTAATGGAAATGTGCGTGATAGCCTGTAGATTTTCAAACGCCAACACGATGTCAATAGTGGAAAAAGGAGACGACGTACACGGTAACATTCTCAATCTATCTCCTCACCCTTTAGCCAATCTGCCTTCTATAGCTCAAGTAAAGCTAACAGTTGATTACGGCACTGTCGGTTATCATGCTGGAAGATTTCACAATGGCAAAAGATATTTGGTGGATCCAGTCAGAGCATTCTTGAAACATTTCACAAGACTTTCAGATTCAAACGTTTCAAATAACGTATTGTATTCAAGTTATGTTTCAAGGGCAACTGATTATAATGATGAAGAAGTAGAATTTTTGGTCAATGCTTGTCAAATTCACTATCCCTTTTACTCTTCGGCCCAGATAACTGTAATGATTGACACAATGATTCAATTGAGAATCAGATCCACATTCGACAAATTTTCAGTAATAAGACTGAAAGATCACATAATAACAGTGGATTCCAAATCAAATTGTGCAGCAAATTGTGTTAGAGCTTTGAGACCAGGTAGAACCAACGGCTATTACAAACAATTTAAAGGCATGAAACAAGAAAATTTGATAGAATTATTGATGCGCGAGGGTATACCATGTCTAAGAGTAGAAGGTAATTTGTTCGAAGAGCCTATCAACGTCATAATAATCTCGAAAACTCATGCCAAAGTCAACGTAAGATTAGCCGATAGAAGACCTTATGGGACCTTTAAAATTCGAACCAAAGACAATCATTTCAAATTGCAAAATGTCTGAATTACAATCTTCGAACGCGCCTTCTGCCACTCTTTTGGTACATGCTTCTTCCGCTGCTGCCGTTTTAACGGACGGAGAAGTTGGTTTCTATTCAAGTTTCTCTGCACATCCAAGAACACAACAAGCTAAAGGATTGTTCAGAGTCGTAGCCTTGGAATCAGTCACTATCACAGTTCGCCAATTCAACATGGTGGACTCAACCGATGGTGTCCCAAGAGATTTCCTTCGTTTCGGGGTAGTGCCAAGAGACACTGTTTTCATTGAACCAAGTTCAAAGTCAAACTGTGTCTCTTACATACCTCATTTGGTCGATTTTGCGACCTCCACTGTCCCTACAGATTTAGTGGTTAAATTCGGAAACGGCGGTTTGCCTTTTCCTCCAGGACTTCAATTAGATTTGAAATCCGCCGAAATTACCGA